GCAGGCAAGCCCCTCGGCCCGAAGATGACCGCCGCGAAGCAGTGGCTTGAGGGCGTCATGCTTTCATGGGCCGCATCCCCGACACTCGCACCAGCGGAGTCTTTCGGCGTGCCGCAGGCGAGCTTTGCGGAGGCGAGCGGGGAGGCTGTTGCTGACCTCGCCGGGTAGGCTTTGACACCCCGCTTCGGGGCATGAGCCTCGTCAATACCGCCCTCGGCAAACTCAAAGAGAAATCCACCTGGGCTGGCCTCGCCGCCCTCGCCGCTGCCGCAGGGTGGAAGCTGGACCCGGACCAATGGTCCGCCATCGCCGCCGTGGTCATTGCCGCCGTTGGCGTCTGGGAAGTATTCAGAAGGGACAAGTAGGCCATGCGCCTTATCGCCGCTCTCGTGGCGCTTTATTGCGCGGGCTGCGCCTCAATGCCGCAGATGAGCGGCACTGGCCTGCCGCTCGGCAAAAGCGGCTGGCAGTTCACGGGCGGGGCTGACTTCGACAAGCAAGTCTGGTTCGTGACGTTCTGGAAGCCGTGGGGCGCGGCTGAGACGCAAGCTGCTATCGACGCCGACAAGATCGTCCTGCCCGAATGAAGCGCGAGCCGCGCCATCCGGTGACGATCAACGGTGAAGTCCTGCGCGCGATATTCACCAAGCCAAAGCGGGCTGACACGCGGCCCTTGCTCACACGCCTTCTTTCCTCGCTTCAGCCTGTCGTCCGCTTCGGTCGCCGGGGACTGTCGTTCATTGGGGTGCGGGGGCGGGTGGAATTTTAACAAGCAGATGAAAGCAACTACATGGTTCAAGAACTCATTCGTTCAATTTCTGGCTGGCCTTCAGAAGATCGGCGCGCAATCGCCCTTGCCCTTGTCCGCCGACTTAGCGCCACCGACTTGTCCGAAGTGCTCGTCGCCGCTACCGACCGTCTCCAAGCCGAAGCGGCCAAGCGCCGGAAAAAATCTCACGGGCGCAAAGGCTGATTTCCAAAAGCTGCTCGATGACGCGGGCGTGCGCTACTTCACGGCTGACGAAGTGTTTTATCGGGGCGCGCGGGATGCCAAGCTGCAACTCAACAGCGACCCGCCGCGCAGCCTGTGGCCGTCTTTGTTGGCCGTGACGAAGGTTGCCGATGAGGCGCGGCACAGGCTGGGCAAGGGGCTGCGGATCAACTCGGCCTACCGCAACGCGGCCTACAACCGCGCTATCGGCGGAGCCAGCGCCAGCATCCACATGAGGGGCGGCGCATTGGACTTGAGCGGCTCGCCCGCTACGTTGCACCGCATCCTCAAAGAAATGCGCGCAGAGGGGCTATTCCGTGGCGGCATTGGGCGCTACCGCACGTTTGTCCATGTGGATGTGCGGGGCAAAAACGCGGATTGGCAGGGCTAACAACATGAAAGGAGGGACACTATGCGAAGCAATGACCTTGGCTTTGTCTATCCGCCAGTTGGCGGCGGCATCGGCTACGTCGAGCGCATCAGTCCGAATCGCCGTGCGCGGCGGTTCAGCCTGCGGCGTTTTGTGAGACGTTTGGCTATGCTGCTGGCTTAACTTTGGCGAGGCGCCGTAGAGAGCACCGTATGGTGTATCAAGTCGCGGCCCGATGCGGGTTCAATGCCCGGCCCCGCCCCAAACGCATACAATCTGCGCGGTAGTTCAAGCGTGCTTGCGCCTGCGAGACCTTTAATAGCGCGGCCAGCTATTCAAGCGCGGGACGGTATCGTTTAACAATGCAAAGTGTCGAAAAGGTGGCGGTGGCGGGGCTCGACACCCGCTCTTGTTACATATTCGTGTGTTATTTTGTAACGCTCCGCTGTCCGGCTGCGTTTCCTTCAACGCCGCACCGCCAAAGCATCATAGCACCTTACGCAAATACACCGATGACGCGCCACCCCACTTGGTCGCGGGTCGATAGAACCGATACCCGCAGGCAACGAGCGAATTGATCGACGGGCAGTTCCAGTGCGCCACATAGGTCACAAGCTCGACCAACCCCAGCGCCCGCGCCTCCGCCTCGCGCGCCCGGATGAGTCGTCGTTGCAAGCCTTTACCGCGATGCTTGCGGACCACGCCCGCGCGCGACAGAAAGCCGAGGCCAGCATTTTGCGCGCCTTCGCACACGCGCAGACCCGCGTAGCCCACCGGCTCGGTGCCGCGCCACACGACCCACCACAGCGAGTTTTCCAGCACGGGGCGGTGGTCGGAGGGGAAGCACTCTTGATCCAGCGGAAGGACCGCCAGCGGCGTGGCCTCGCGTTGGATGCGGTAAGTCATTTGAGCAAGCGATAGTGCGGCACCGGGCGCGTGACCGACCCCGTGCGAATACGAAACTCTTGCCGCTCCGCCCGTCCTTCGCGCACGGCACGGGCTAGTAGGGTGCCGATGGTGCTGCCTGCTTTGCCGAGTTCCTTGCCGATCTCGCGGGCCGTGTGCCAGCCGGAAGGGACTTTATCGGGGACGATTGTGGATGCGAACGCAGCGGCCCATGCCGAGGCGTTGAGTTCTTCGGCGGTGATTTTCTTCACAACACCGCAACCTCCGGTGCAGGCGGGTTGAAGTGCAGATTGTGGACTTGCGGCAGCGATCCTTCGGGCTTGCCGCGCCAATCCAAGACCATGACGGACGGACGCGGGATGGCATCGGGAACAACCTTGTGGCCGTGGCGGGTCAAGAATTGCCAGCCTCCGGTAATGCAAAGCAGGGACGCGCCATCGCTAAACCACCCGCCGCAATGCCTGTGCGCCCGCAGGAACACTTGCGCTGGCTCATGGCCCGCGCGCAGGGAGTTAAGCCGCGCATTGCCCATCGCAATGCTCATAGCCGTAGCCTCCAAGTAAGCGCGGCTGGTTACGCCGACATGGTGCGTGGCGTCGATCAAGCAACCGTGGATGCGGAACAGCCATTTCTCGCGGGCGAGGTCGTCCCGCGCGCCAAGCAGGCGGGCAAGGTAGGATTCTACGTCATGAGTATGGCACTCGGTTCCTTTGACTACCAATGTCTCGACGGCGCGCTGTGAGAACGGACGCAACGCCTCCGCCGCCATCGCGCAGTGGTTTTCGATGAGCGAGGCGACAACCTCCGGGCTGCGATGGTGAATGCCTTCCGTGGCGTCTCCGTTGACTAAGAGGCACAGCGGGTCATTGCCCGCGATCTTACTGACTTGTTGCTGGGCCTTTTGCCAGTTGGTCCACAACCATGCTTGATGATGGTTGGAGCCAAAGCCGAGCGTATTGCCCGCCATGTTCTGCGAGCCGGGGGGCATGAGGCCAACGGTGGAGCCGCAATGCAGATCGGAGACGACGACCAGCATACGGGGGCGAGAAGACTTTTTAGCCGCCATTGAAGGCGGCTTTTATGTCAAAGCCCCGGTGGAGTGTGGGGAACGCCCCCTCCGCCGTTTTTGCGGGTCAAATAGTAACCGGAAAGTAACCACTCACCGCGCACCACAATCGGACTTCCGTTTTCATTTTCTACTGTCCAGACGGACTCAAAATCCGTTTCCCGCAAGGGAGTGTGGGTTCGACCCCCTCCGCCGGTATTATTTAACCCCCTGTAAATCAGGGGGTTAAGTTTTTAGGAGGGCGGAAAGTAACCACATTGAAACCACTTTGTCGCAGCGGGTCTTTCGACGTAATCGAGGTAATTTGACCGAACGATCGACTCGCTATTGCCCATCTCCAAAGCGACTTGCGCGCCGGATTTGACCACGGCGCAGCGGTAGGAGCCGTAGCTGTGCCGCAGCCCGTTCTTGACCCACTTGACCCCCTTGCGCTTCACGCGCTTGGCGAGGTTGTCGATCCTCAACCCCTGCGGGCAAACGTGATCTTCGGGGGCGAAGTCCGCTTTGCGGAGCCACGTTGCCAAAGCGGGATGAATCGGGACAAGCCTGCGGCGTCCGGTGTTCTTCGCGTTCTCCGGTAGAACCTCAAGCAACTTCTTGCCGAGCTTTACTTCGCGCCAGAGCAGCCGTTCCGTCTCGCAAGTGCGTAGCCCCCCCAACCCACAGATCGCCAGCGGCAAACGCCATTCCGGGGCAACGGCGGCGAGCAGGTCGCGGAACTCGGCGGGGGAATAAATTGCAGGACGCTTTTTCGGGACGGGCAAGGCATGCGTGCGCTGCGGGGCGGTCATGGAATCGGGGAGATAGGACTGCTTGCGCGCCCATACGAAGAAACTGACCAGCGTTGCCCGCACGTTGTTGTAGCGGCGAGGCCCGACCCCTAATGAGTCAAGGTGCAACTTGACTTGCGCGGCGGTCACATCGGCAATCGGGCCGGGGTGCTTGGCGGCAAAATGAGCGAGGTCGCCTTCGATGGTGCGGGTCTGAACCTTCCGCTCCGTGAGGTGACGCACGTAATTACGTGCGGCCTCGGCGGTCGCGGGGCTGTCGGCGCGCTGACCCTGCCACGCAAGGAACTCGGAGAGCATGGCGGGGTCGAGGTTGCCTAACTGGCTGCGCCCGTCTCGCAGGAGGGCGAGTTGTTCACGGGCCTTGGCCTTGGCCTTCAGCAAATCCTTCGCCGCATTAAGAACCCGCTTGCCGCCACGCCGGGAGTGCCACCGCCACCGCCCGTCACCGGGAGACTGCCAAAGGCGGCAGGACATTCCGCCCACCTTGACCGTCTCGATATTCATTTTTTATTCATTGTTGCTTGCGGGGGGGGGGTAAAACCGCCGATGTCCTACGCCGATCCGTATGAATACCCCCGACATGAAAAAATCATTCTTCATTCTTCCGGCGCTTGCGGAGTTTGCGAGCGGCATTGCTTACCTTCTTCTTGCCCTTGGCCTTGGCGTCTTGGCTGGCGTTCTCCGCTGCCTCTGCCGCCTGTGCCAAGTAGGTAGTCAGAAGGTGGCGGGTTAGCCCGCTCAAGCCGCCGTAACCGTGCTGTTTGGCGTAGGCCCGCCCGTCATGGATAAGGTCGCGGGGAAGGGCTATCCCGGCGGGCTGTGACTTCTCCCCGTCCGTCTTGCGTGTGTTCATGTGCGTAGTGATCTACCCCGGTAAAATAGCACACTTTTGCAATTCTTAACAATTTTATTTAGTGGGGGGAATACCCCATTTTTGGCCTTTACAAAGTTTGTTAAACTTTAGAAGATGCCCGCCATATTACCTATGGCGCGCCGTAAAATCCCACCGCACAAGCACAGCAAACCCGCTGGCATTTCTCTTCCTCCCGACATTATCCGCGAAGCTCGCAAAGTAGCGTTCGCGCAGGGAATGAGCCTTTCGCTCTTCGTCCGACTTTTGCTCATGCAACGCCTCAACGGCGCTGCGGAGCAGTGAACACAGAACAAACAAAAACATGGACTACCTAAACGTCATCATCGTCACGCTCGCGGCAATGGGTGTGATCGGACTCGCGTGGTTGGGCGGCTATCAAATCGGCCAATCGTGCGGCATCAATGCGGAACGGGAGTTGTCGAACCGCCGCATCAACGGCCTGCTCTCGCAGGAAAATGCACGCAAACCCCGCACACGGAAGTCGCGCAAATGAGCATCGACCCGCGCATGAAGTTGTCCGACAACCTCGGCTGGCAACCGTGTATTGATCCGGTCGCGCTCGGTCGTTTAATGGACCGCGTTTGCGAGGGCCGCGCGCCCTCGCTGCGTGCCCGCGTGACCAAGGCGCTCGCGCAACTACGGCGGAGGCTGGCCCGATGAGGCACGACCCCCCGGAGCAGGCAATCGCCGCGATGTTGCTGTTGACCGCACTCGCGGTCGGGCTGGTCATGTTCATCGAATTTGTGACCAAGGGACTACGATGAAACCTTTTCTTGGCAAGGTTCGACCGAAGGGGTGGGGCAAAGGTGCGCCCAAGGGCAACACGCGGGCGGCGGGCCGAAAGACTCGCCGCCCGTTCGCCACCCGTTTTGATCGCGCGGACGAAGTTGTCGCGCCCCCGATCCGGTGCGGTCGCAAGCGGGATTACCTTTATGCGAACTGCGTTGTCCTTGCGGCGGCAATTTTTGGTGAGCCGTGGGCAAAGCAATGGGCAGAAGACCTACTACCGGGGGCGCGGCTACTTGACGGGAGGAACATTAAATGAGCGGGGAAATGGAAATGGAGGACTTCTATCTAGACGTTCGCCGCAAGCTGGCCGTGGTCGAAGAGCAGAACCAGCTTTTACGTGAGCAAAATAGCCGCCTCACACTCGCGTTAGATGACGCGCTGACGCTGGCTCGTCAATATCGCCGCGAAGCCTATCCCGGCATGGAGGAGCCGCACGAACTATGAGCGGGGCCGATCACATCGTTGTGGGGAACGTGAGGATTGGCCCCGCTCCTACCGCCGAGGACAGCATGGCCGAGAGCATCGTCATGTTGTTGACCAAGCTGGCCCAAGTCGAAGCCGAGCGGGATTTTTACAAAGCGGCGGCGGAAGTGCTTCGCAAGGGGAGGCGTAAGAAATGAGCCGCATGAGCCGCGAGAAGGGGAAGCGGGGAGAGCGCGAATTTGCCGAGCTACTGCGCGAGCATGGATTTGCGTCCGCCCGCCGTGGCGTGCAGACGGCTTGCCGTGGCGGACTGACCGCGCCCGATGTGGTTTGCGAGGAATTGGCCGACACGCATTTTGAAGTGAAGCGGTGCGAGGTATTTCTCCGGTCGTATTACGATCAAGCGTCCAAGGACGCAGGGCTAAAGGAACCTGTCATCGCATGGAAGCGCAACGGGCAACCGTGGATGGCTTACTTGTCGATGGGTCATTACCTCGGCCTGCGCCAGAAGATTTCCCGTCTTGAAACCGAGCTAAAGGAGGCAAGGGCAGGCGGGACTTAACCCACACAAAGACGCCGGGAGGCGGCAACCCCCCGGCGCGATTAGCACGAATGAACACAGAACAAGTATCCAATGCAGTGCAGCCCGTAGGCAAAGCCATCGCGGGCGCAATCGTCAAGGCTCAAATGGCTTTCGGGCCAGCCTTGAAGACCTCACAGAACCCGCATTTCAAAAGTCGCTACGCCGATCTGTCGGCCTGCGTCGAAGCGGTCATCGAAGCCCTCAACGCAAACGGCATCGCGCTCATTCAGCGCACCCTGCCCTGCGAAAGCGGCGTCACGGTCGAAACCGTCTTCCTGCATACGAGCGGAGAGACATTGAGCAGTGGCCCGCTGCACGTTCCCGCGCAGAAGCAAGACGCACAGGGCTACGGCTCCGCGCTGACCTATGCCCGCCGCTACTCGCTCATGGCAGCTTGCGGTATCGCCCCGGAAGACGATGACGGCCACGCCGCATCGAAGCCCGTGACCTACGCAAAACCAAGCAAGCCCGCCCCGCGCATGACGGATGAGGCGGCAGAAAACTCTAACGGCAGTCGCTCGGCAAAAGCGGCGGTCGCTACGAACGAGGCAGATGAAGCGCTGCCTTGGTAATCAACACAACACAAAACGAACACAGAACATGATCAGTCTATCAATCAAAACCTACGAGATCGAACCAGAACACATCATCATCGGAAAAAACGGCAAAATCGTTTCGGTGGTGCTGTTTGAAAACAAAGACGGCAGAGGCAAATACGGCGATGACGGATTTGCTGTGCAAGGCGTGAGCAAGGAACTCCGCGACAAAGGCGTTCGCGGCAAGATCATTGGCAACTGGCGCTACACGGGCCAAGGGGCCAGCGGCAACGCCAACACCCGCAACAACGAACCGGAGGGCGACGATCCGTTCTGACCTATGGGCTTTATCCGAATCGTAGGCCGCAGGCGGCAGGAAGAAGACACATGGTTCCCGTGCGACTATTGCAGCGGGGCCGGAATCGACATGAGCCGGGACAATGAGCCGACCGAGCGCGGTCATTTGAATGGCGAGACGCCGAGCATGGCCTATCGCGGCTACATCCCGACGAACACGTGTGAAGTGTGCGGCGGGGAGGGTGGGGCATGGTTGCCGAAGGCGCGCAACGTCACGCCGCCCTGCCCGATTATCTTCCACCCCGATTATCCGGGCTTTTCACACCCGCTTTGGCGGGCGTGGGTGGATCGTGAATGGGGCGAAGACAAACCGGAATGGAGCGACTTCAAATCCGCACCGGAAAAATGGGTGGTAGCCGTATGACCGCCGCCGAACGTCGAGCCTGTGACGGCCTCGCCCCGGAGGATGACGCGCCGATTGCCTCGCACATGGATTGGCTCAAGGAGCATTGCGAGCGGTTGGCGTGGGAACTGGAATCGACCAGCCGAGAATTGCAAAACGCAACCGCGAAGCTGCGGGAAATAGGAGGGCGCAAGCAATGACATGGCAACCCGAACTGACGTTTGCGCCTACCGAGACGCACAAACGCCCGACACAAGCGGGTCGCATCCTGCGATTCTTGCAGGAGGGTCATCGGCTTACCCCGCTCGACGCGCTGGAGCTATTCGGATGCTTCCGTCTGGCTGCGCGCGTCCATGAGTTGCGGCGGGAGGGTTGGGCAATCGTAGAGCGCACGGTCGAGACGGCCAGCGGGAAACGCATCGCGGAGTATTCGCTATGATCTACCTCAACCTCAAAACCTCGACCCTGCGCGCCCCGGAATACATCGGGAGCGAGCCAACGCAGCGTGGCACATGGCTTAACCTCCTGTGCTACTGCTGCGAGCAGGAAAACGGGGGAACGATCGAAGGCTGCGCGGGATGGAAGGATCGCCAGTGGCAGCAAACCGCTGGTGTGACCTTGGCCGAAGTCCGCGAGGAGTGCGACCTGTGGCAATGGGACGGCGAAGCCCTTGTCGTGACGTTCTACCCGTCCGACAAGGAGGCCGAGGTTCAGTCCCGCCGCGAGGCAGGCCGATTGGGCGGAAAGCGGTCGGGAAAAGCGCGCCGTCGAAGCAAAAACGAAGCACACCTTGAAGCAAACGGCGAAGCACACCTTGAAGGAGTGCTTGAAGCACACCTTGAACGGAAGGGAAAGGAAGGGAATGGAAAGGAATGTAATGGAAGGGAAGAGGGGAGATTGCAAAAAGCCGAATCGACCCCCGCCCTTGCAGAATTTTTAGCGGAGGCGGCAAAGATCGGAGTCGAGGCCGACATCGCAACGGAGATTTGGCACGACAACGAATCCCGACCCATCACCCCTTACGGCCAATGGACGGACTATCGCGGCAACCCCATCGTCAAGTGGCAGGCGAACATGATGGCGCGAGCCTCGCAGATTCGCGCCCGGAGGGGCAACGGGGCAGGAAGACCCAACGGGAACGGAAAAGCCGCGTCAGAGAGCGTATGGGCCACGCAACAGCGCATTGACGCGGCGACCAAGGAAATCGAACGCATCCAAGCTAACCCGTCGAACAAGGAACAGGTCGAGGACAGCTTTGACCGCCGCCTCAAAGCGGAACCGATGGCAAAGGTGCGAGCGCTCAAGGCAAGCATAAGCGAAATGCGGCAGCGCATAGCCGGGGTGGGGGTGGCGGCATGAAGACAGAACCATGCTGTCGCCAAACGCCCGAAACGGATTCGGTGGTGCGTCGATACCGCCGCGACAAGGACACGACACCGCTTGTCGTGGCACTAACCATGCACGCCATGCGCCTTGAGGGTGAGCGGGACAACTTGGTCGCTCATTACGTCGAGTCTCAGACGCATCTTGCCGTGGCCGAGCGGGAGTTGGCAAAGGTGCGCGAGGAACTTGCGCGGATACGGAGGGCAAGAGCATGAGCGAAACCCTTCGCCCCTTCCGCCTCGCAACGCTCATGGAGGCCGTCAAGGTTGCCGAGCTTCGCTATCTGGAAGCGCGGGTCGGCGGGATGAACAACGCCACGACTTACCAGAGCGATTTTGTCGAAGTCATGTCACGTGACGTAGGTGGCATCCTTGCCGAGTTGGTAGTCGGGCGGAAGTTCAGCCGCACGTTCCTCCCGGCGATCAACACGTTCCACAATCAAGCAGACGTTGGCGAGGACATCGAAGTGCGCTCAACTCCGCACCTTAACGGATCGCTCATCCTGCGGGATAACGACGATCCGGGGCGGCGATATGTGCTGGTCATCTGCGACCCCATGACAGGCTTTGAGGTCAAGGGCTGGTGCTACGGAATCGAAGCCATGACGGACGAATGGCACATGAAGGGCGAGGGACGCCCGCATTGGCGCTACAAGGGGCCGCTGCGGGCTTTTTCTACACTGACGCTAGAACGACCCAAGGACGCACCGACCAATGCCGAGACGGCCAGCGCGGAGTATTCGTGGTGAACTTTCAGACTTTGCCCACGGGGGCCAAAACCAAAAATGAACACAGAACAAAATAAATGAATACAACACTGATGGAGATAACGCCGCAGATCGCGGCATCGTTCTTAGAAAAGAACACGCGCAACAGGCCGCTCAACGCGCATCACGTTAAGCAGCTTGCAAAGGAAATGAAAACGGGTCGCTGGAAAGAAAACGGAGATACCATCCGATTCAACGGTGATCTGCTAATTGACGGGCAACACCGACTGATGGCGGTCGTGGAATCGGGCTGCTCGATTCGCACTCTGGTCGTTGACGGTCTTTCCGCTGACGTATTCAGCACGATTGATCGCGGCAGACGCCGCAGCGGGGGCGACACGCTTGCGTTGCTTGGCGTTATCAATGCCAACACCGTAGCCGCCGCGCTGAAATGGGTGCATCGCATTACAACGGGCAAGGTTCTGCACAACGGGCTGGTCAAGATAACCAACGCCGAGACGGAAGAATTGCTGGCGCAGCATCCCCACATTCAGCAAAGCGTCCGCATCCTCAAGGGAGGCCACAAGAACATTATGCCCGCGAGCCTGCTTGCGGCTTTGCATTACCTGTTTGCGATGCGCGATGCGGAGGCGGCAGACAAATACGTTCACGACATCCACACGGGCAAAAACTTGTCCGATGACGATGCCGTCTATTTGCTCCGCGAAAGGCTTCTGCAAAACACATACATGAAGCAGAAGTTGCGGCAGGAATACATTGCGGCACTGGCGATCAAGGCGTGGAACGCTCGCAGGAGCAATCGCAAGTTGGCGGTCTTGAAATACGTCGATACCGAGAACTTCCCGATCATTGCCGACTAACGCATGAGCCAAACGCTCAAAGCGTTTATTGAGGCCAACGGACTCGACCCGCGCACAGTGATGAACACGCTCCAAGACAACGGGGTTTGCTCTGACCTGTGCGTCGAGGTCGAGGACGTAGGCAATGGAGGCGAGTGCCTGCGGTGGTTGTTGGGGCGGGATGTGAGGGAGTATCGGAGGGCGGGGAAATGAGGGAGGCATACAGGCAGAGCGGACATAAGTATCTCGGCAGGAATGTCGGGCGGGGCGGAAGGCAATACAGCAAGATCGTGAAGGCGTTGCGGGGGATTGCGAGCTATGATCTGATCGACGCGGTGATGCGGGAGGATGCGAGGCGTAGACGAGAGCGTGAGCGGCGGGAGGTTGCGGCATGAGTAATACACCAGAGACGGACGCGCAGCTGCGCTCATTTATTTCGATCAGCAAATACAAAAAACATTTTGTGAATCGAACAGGAACGATCAACGCAGACTTTGCGCGCGGACTTGAGCGCGAACGCGACGAGGCGAGACGCGCGTTGGAGTTAATCGCAGAAGATTGTGAGTCATGGCTTGCGTCCGAGTGCGATGAGCCGAGCGCAGAGTTTATCAAGTTGGTTGCGAAGTTTGCGCGGGAGAAGTTGAGCGTGAAACTTTGAGATGAGTTTGTTTACCGCAAAATTATTTCCGCAAAAAGTTTTGCGAGAAGTTTGTGAGCGAGAAAAATTTCTGAGTGAAAAAGTTTTTGGTCGATCAAAATTTTTGGCGCGAGAAATTTTTTGGTCGATCAATTTTTTTGGATGAAAAATTTTGAGCGAGAAATTTTTTTGGCGCGGAAAATTTTGGCGCGGAAAAATTTAGGAAACCTTCCCGACTTCAAAACGTAGGGTTGCACGCGACTCTCGTCATTTTCTTAAGTGTCCCCTAACGATACGAAAGGGGGACAGGTTGACAACCGGAGGGGACAAGATGACCGTTCGCGCCCTTGCTGCCGCTCTCGGAATGTCCCCGAACGGGACGCACAAATGCATTCAGCGCGGGATGCCTACGGATTCCGTCGAGGCCGCGCAGGCGTGGCGACAAAGGAACGGCAGGAGCAAGCTAACCGCCCCGGCCAGAGTCGCCGCCGCCGTTTCGATTGCCTCCGCGATCACCGCCCCGGCGCAGCCGCCCGAAGTCATTGACGCGATGAACCGCCGCGCGGAGGAAGCAATCGAAGAACCCGTCAAGACCTTCACCGACACCGACAGTTGCCGCGAAGCACTTAACGAGCAACGCCAGCTTCGCAAACACGCCGCCGCGCAAGTCGCCCGCCTTCACCACTCCGGGGACATCGAGGCCTCCCGCCGCTGGTCGCAGACGCATCAGCAATACTCGGCCAAGCAACTTACCTACGAGCGGCAATGGCGCGACCTCCTTGAGCGCGACCGCCGCACCATTCAGATCGAAGACGCCGACCGCACCTTCCGCGCCGTTCTGCAAGACGTTCGCACCCTTGCTGCCTCCATGCCTGCGGCCCTCGCCGCCAAGGTCAACCCGCAAGACCCCGTGCTCGCGCAGAAGCTCTTGGAGGAGTGGCGCGATAAGACCCTGTTCAAAGCCATTTATGAAAACCGTAACACTACCACTGAATAAACTCATCGCCTACGCGGGCAACCCGCGAAAGAACGACCACGCCGTTGAGGCCGTAGCCGCCGCCATTAAACGCTTTGGCTTTCGCGTCCCGGTCTTGGCAAAGTCTGACGGCTCGCTTATCGACGGGCATCTACGAGTTAAGGCTGCAAAGCATCTCGGCATGAAGGATGTTCCGGTTGTCCTCTGCGACGATCTAAGCGAGGCCGACATCAAGGCGCTACGGATTAGCATTAACCGCATGGCGGAACTGGCCGAGTGGGACACCGAGCTATTGAGCGCGGAGCTTGAGGGGTTAGCGGCGGAAGGAATTGGGCTTGAGGATGTCGGATTTGATTTAGACACACTCAGCAATCTTGGGGCGCTACTGCCCGGACAAGAACAAGAGCCGACCAAAGGATCAACGCAGGAAATCGACGTTGAAGGTTTTGAGATGGAGCACAAGTGCCCGCGCTGCGGCTTTGAGTTCAACGGGAAACCGGAATGAAAAAGCCAGCCTGCGCCTGGAGCCTGGCAGACCTCGAAGCCGTTCCGAAAAACGGCATTAAAGTCATGTCTACGTTTGCTTGCGGGGGCGGGTCAACGATGGGCTACAAGCGGGCCGGATGCGAAGTCATCGCGGCTAACGATATTGACCCGCAAATGGCGTGGCACTATCAGCACAACCTCAAGCCCAAGCATTATTTCCTATGCCCAATCCGCGACTTGCTAACGGCTAATCTCCCGCCCGAATTGTTTGAGCTGGATATTTTGGACGGCTCGCCGCCGTGCTCAACTTTCAGCATGGCGGGCAGCAGGGAAAAAGCATGGGGAAAGAAAAAACATTTCCGTGAAGGACAGGCCGAGCAAGTGCTGTCCGATTTGTTCTTCGACTACCTCGATCTTGTCGCGCATCTCAAGCCAAAGGTTGCTATAGCCGAAAACGTCAAGGGCATGATCCTTGGCAATGCAAAGGGCTACACGAAACTTGTAATGCAAAGATTTCGGGAGATTGGCTATCGACCGCAACTGTTTCTTTTGAACGCTGCCGATTGCGGTGTGCCGCAGCGTCGGCAGCGCGTTTTCTTTTGTGCGCTGCGTAATGACATTCAAAGGCCACTGCTTTCAATTAGCCCACATAAACGCTGGGTGTTAACAGGTGAGGCATTCTCTGATTTGCAGATTCTTACAGAAGCAGAGAGAAAAGACACCCAACCAACAGGCATTGACCTAAAAGCGTGGAGCAGGACAAAGCCCGGAGGTTGCTATGCCGACTACTTCAAAAAGTTTGAAGGACGCAACAATGCCTTTTCACATCAAAAAGCACACCCAAACCAGCCCTCGTGCACTCTTACAGCTACACATGACAATTTCACGCACTACAAAGAGTGTCGCAAAATGACATTCCGCGAGTGGAAGCGCATAGGTTCATTCCCAGACGACTATCAAGCGCAGTCAGACAAAATTGGAAAATACATGATCGGCATGAGCGTGCCGCCAAAAATGACGGAAGTTGTTGCTCGCGCCGTTGTTAAGCAATGGCTGCAATAACCCTCACCGCACAACTTGACCGCAACCTCCGCGATGTCTTTGCTCCTATCGACAACCGCGAAGTCTGGGAGTGGGCCGAGGATGAGATCGTTTTAACTCGTCGCCAGACAGAGACACCGGGGCCGTATTCAACCCTGCTTACCCCCTACGTCCGCGAGCCGCTTCAAGCCTTTGCTGATCCCGCCGTGACTGACCTCTGCCTGTGCTTTGGATCACAAACAAGCAAGACCACCGCCATGATGATCGGCACGGCATGGCGCATGGTGAATAACCCCGTGCCGTCAATTTGGGTTATGCCTTCGGAACACTTGGCCCGCTCCTTCTCCGAGAACCGCTGGCAGCCAATGGTCGATGACTGCGACAAGCTGCGCGCCCTCAAGCCAAGCAACGTGCATCGCTTCAAGACGCTTGAGCAGCAATTCCGCGACTGCACGCTGACCTTCATCGGATCGAATAGTCCCGCGAACCTTGCCTCGCGTCCTGCGGGACTTTTGGTCATGGATGAAACAGACAAATTTGCCATGCCGAGCGAGCGCGAGGCCGGGGCCGTAGCCTTAGCCGAGAACCGCACCAAGAGCTACACGAACGCCCTGCGCGTAAAGTCCTCGACCCCGACCACCCCGGAGGGGGAAATCTGGCAAGCCTTCCAGCAAGGCGATCAGCGTTTCTATTTCGTCCCGTGTCCGCATTGCAACGCCATGCAGCGCCTGCTCTGGGGGCAAGTAAAGTGGGACACCGCCGCGCGCAGGGAAGACGGCGCGTGGAACGAGGACACCGTGAGGGCTTCGGCTTACTACGAGTGCGAGGCGTGCAAGGGTAAGATCACGGACGGACACAAGACCCGGATGCTGCGCGCCGGGGAATGGCGAGCGACAAACCCTAACGCCGCTGCCGGGAGGCGCAGCTATCATCTCAATTCGCTATACGCGCCGTGGCGGTCTTGCGGATTTGGCGAGCTTGCCGTCATCTTCCTGCGGCAAAAAGCCTCGCTCCTCGGCCTGCAAGATTTCGTCAACGGCGCGCTGGCCGAGCCGTGGGTCGAGGACGCCGACAAGGAACAGGAGGTCAAGACCGCCGCCAGCGATTACCTTTCCGGGGATCGTTGGGACGAGGCCGAGTTCTCCGCAATGACCGTGGACGTTCAAGATGCAGGCGGTCGCCACTTCTGGGCCGTCATCCGCGATTGGAGCAAGGACGGTCGCTCGCGCGGAAGATTCGCGGGTCGGATCGAAACGTGGGATGACTTGGAAAAGCTACGCGAGGAACACGAGATCCGCCCGCCGTGTGTCTTTGTCGATTCCGCCTTCGCCTCGCGCGAAGTTTATTTTGCCTGCTGCCGCTTCGGCTATGTCGCCCTGCGCGGTAGCGACAACGAGAGTTTCACGTGGAACGATAACGGGCGCAAAGTGCAACGCGCCTACGCTCGACCGGAGCGCGGTGATCCTGCGGGCGGGGGAAGATGGGATGCCGGGACGCTCGCGCGGCGAACGTGTCCGCTGATTAAATTCTCCGCGCCAACGTGCGAAGACATCCTCGACGCATTACGCCGCACCGAGCCGCCGCGCTGGGAGTTCCCGAAAGACTTCCCGCTCGATTGGCACGAACACCTTGCCAGCACGGTGCGGAAGAAACTCCGCAACGCCGTGACGGGGAAGGTCACGACGAAGTGGAGCGTGGTGAAGGGGAGGCCGAATCACTTGCGCGACTGCGAGAAGATGCAGGTAGTCGCCGCCCTGCTCGCCAAGGTTCTTACCCCCGCCGCCGAGCGCCCCAAAGAGAAGGCGACCCCGTAAAGCCCCTGTTTTCAAGGGGTTAGGGGGGTGAAAAAAAAGATGAAAAAAGGCAAAACTTTTTCTTTACAAAGGCAAGCGGTTGTCTTAACTTGTCGGGGTAATGAGAACACAGAACACACAAGTTAACCTGCTGGATGCTGTTAAGACGCTGACTATTGATCAGCTCCAACGTCAATATGAAGAAAATCAAGGCTACCTTGGGCTGTCTACTTTAGGTATGCGCGAAGGCTATCCGGTTCGCGGCAGTGTAGCCAAGACTCGCAATCTTCTCCGGCACAACGAGGCAATTAGTGCAGAGCTAGAGCGCCGCAAATACAAAAAAGAAGATAAGCATTGGCAGCGGGCGTTCCTTAACTGACCTCCCTCCCGCCCCCGCACGCCGGGGGCGGCATGGGACGCCAGACGGCGAACCACGATCAGCGGCGGCAACCGCTGGACAACAACGAAAGAACACAGAACAATGATAAGCACACTCGAAACCACCGGATCACTCAACCGCGATCCTCTCACCGCCGAACACGGCGCATCGACAGTCAGCGACCGCTACGGGTTTGTCTCGACCCGCACGTTGCTGGATAACCTCCAAGCCGAAGGATTCACACCGCGCGACATTCAGATCGCCCGCGTGAACAAGTCCGAGCGGCAGGGATTCCAAAAGCACATCATCCGCCTGCAACACGCAGACCTCATGCCGAGCATCGGCAACGACCATCAGCCGGAAATCGTGCTGGTTAATTCGCACGATGCCCGGAGCAGCCTCAAGCTAGCCTTGGGGATTATCCGGTTCGTTTGCATGAACGGAATCATTAGCGGCGAAATGGCGTTTAGCACGCGCTTCATTCACCGAGACATCACCACGGATCGCGTGAACGAGGCTGCTATCGGTCTGACCAAAATGGTGCCGCAGTTGCAGGCCCGCATTGCCGGGATGAAAGAGCGCGTCTTGAGCGAGCCGGAAGTCGGTAAGTTCATTCGTGACGCCGCCGCCCTGCGATGGGATGACGAGCGCAAGGTCAACGAAGCCGCGTGGGCCTTGGGCCGCAAACGCCGCTACGAGGACGGAACAAATAGCCTGTGGCAAGTCTTCAACCGCGTGCAAGAAAACATCATCCGAGGCGGCTACCGCGTTCGCCGGATCACCAGCGCGGCCAAGGATGTCGAGATCAACCGCGACCTCTGGAACCTTGCGGCGGGCTTCCTCAACTAAGCAAGACAGGCGGAGAGTCCGATCCTCCCCGCCGCTTTAATAACATGACCTTCACCGAACAAACCGGATACCGCCGCAGCGGCCCTGTGGCTATCTGCCAAGATCACGAAGCCTTGCTCGCCGTGAGCGAGTTCACCTTCGATTTGCAGGACGAGGATTTCGTCCGGTATTTCGAGGACCGCACCGGGATTCGCCTCACATGGTCGCCCTGCTGCGACTACGAGTTCCCCTTCGCCTGCACCGACAAGGAATGGCAGCAAGTCTGCCGCGACACGATGCAGGGCGACGAGACGTTTCAACGCATCATTCGCGGCAAGCTGGAAGATGCGTGGGAGCTATGGCAAGCCGAGCTTGAGCGCGAGCGCGGCACACGCAAGGTCGAGCGCACGCGCGGCATCTTCCCGACCCGCACAGTCAAGGCGACCAAGGCGGAAGCCGAGGCCGTTGCCCTTGCCGACCGCATGGAGCCGACGAACCTTGTGTTTGCCGAGTTCGACCGGGACGAGTATATCGTGACCGCCAGCCCGTATGCGGTCTAATTTCCCAACCAACAACAACACACAGAACACAATGAAAGAGACACTGATCGCTCAAGATTGGAACAACAACAAAACGGAATTTATGCGCGGCGACCGCGTATTATTCCACGACGATAACGGCGAGACTCGCTACGGCGTGCTTGGCTTTTGCTCCGACCATTCGCTGCACGTTCATTTCGAGGACGGCAGCATTGCGTGGAAAGAACCCGAAGCGTGCGAATTGTCGAACTTCCGGTCATGAGCAAATCCACCGACATATCGAAAGCCGCCGCCGCCCTCGGCAAGAGGGGCGGGCAGGCAGGCACAGGCAAGGCCAAGGCCCGCAGCAAGGCGCATTACTCCGAGGCGGGGAAGAAGTCCGGGGAGGTTCGCCGCCTCAAGGCGTTGCAGCGCAAGGGGGCGACAGGGTAAATACCCTGTTTTCAAGGGGTTACAGGGGCCAAAAAAAAGATGAAAAATAGATGAATTTTTCCCTTTACAAACACAAGCGGTTGCCTTAAATTGATCGCGTAATGAAAACACAGAACACCGCAGAGTTCCCGACCAGACAGGAGTTTGTCCTTGGTCGAACCATCACCGATGACGGATGCGTTATGACCGACATCGAAGACGTTGTTGCTCACGCCAAGCATTGCTCGACTCGCCGTGACGGTCAGAAAATTTACGGCGCTCGCTACTTCATCAAAATCGACGGTGAGCAAATCTTTTGCAGCGCCGAGCGTCTGCTCCGCAGAAATCTGTCGTGCATTGCCGTTGGTTCACGCTGCGAAGTTTTTCGCAACGGCAATCACGGCTGCACGATCAACTTTGACCGCTTCTACTACTAACATGAAAACTCCAACGATTGCAGATTTGTCCACCAAGCCATACTACGTCCGCGCCTGCATCAAGCGCGGACGCCGCAACAAATCTGGCTTGCGGGGCTTTCCGTCTGTTCGCGCGATGGCTAACGCCCTTATGGCGGATGGCTGGGAAGTAACGCTTGAGCGCCGATCTGATGTTACCGCCGGAACCAAAAGCGGTCGCATCTACATAACCGACCCACAGGACTTTTTCTGGACATATTTTCGCGCCCAAAAAGGCGGCATTGTTTTCGAGCGCGATTGCAGTAGCCTTAAATTTTCTTGGGTGTGCCAAGACATTTTTCGGCATTACGGCTACCGAGTGAATGTTGATACGGGTCATTATGAGTTGGAGGAAGACAATTGAACGCCACCGAACGACGCGCCGTTGCCGAAGTTCTGCAGGCTTACTTTGAGCCAGATTCCCCGGAGGCACTGGCCTTCGCCATGTATCAGCTACGGCGCATCTACGAGGCCGCAGGGCCGCGCCATTTGACGGATTCTTGCGATGTGGTAATCTCCGCGCCATGAACCTACGTGCCGCCCGGAGTCGTGATAACCCACGACTCCAAACACGCTGACCCCGCTGACTATAACGAAGCATCCTGCGGCCCCGAACTGCCGCACGATACGGCGGAAGATTTATTTTTAGACGCACGCTGTCGCGTAGCCGCTCCCGCGCAGCTTGCGTCTTTCCGCGCTCTGCTGGATTGGTGGTCGCTGGAAGTGTTCCGCGAGTTCTGGCGAGACTACGAAGCGCAGGAAGGCGGGGGCCAAGCCTCGCGCACCTTCGGGGATGAGGCGGCAATCCGCCTCCTGCAAGCGTTGACCAACTCGCAGACACGGCAGACTGCGATGAAGGCGGAATGTTATCTCGCTGTGATCAAT